ATTGAAATGTCTGCTTCAAATTTTTCTAAAGCTATGATGGATAGAACTGTTTATAAACCTGTTCTTATAAAGGGGAAATGGTTTATTAAACAAGGTCAATATAAAGGTTGGGTTGAAGGGAGAACTTATGAAGACGATTTAAAAGAAATGCAATAGTTATGTTTAATGTTCGCGACACAAGATATGAAGATGTAAAACTTACATTTAAAGAAGAGGGCCATAGTTATACTGACTCTCTTGGTAATTCGTATCTTTCAGCTACAACTCTTTTACATAGATATTCTCCTGCTTTTGATAAATCTTATTGGCTTAAGAAAAAAGCTAAAGAACTTCATATTTCTGAAAAGCGTTTAGCTGGTCAATGGGATACTATTACCAAAGAAGCTTGTGAGCGTGGAACAAAAACTCACAATGGTCTTGAAGATGGTATTAAAGGCAGTTCTATGTTTAAAGAAGCTGTAAAGTATATGATAAAAGATAATGGTGAAATGATTACGGTTGCTGATATTCCGAGTATTCATACTAATGTTAAAGAAATGAGTCTTAATGAATTTATAGAACTTACTGAAGGTAAGTATCCTAAATTCTATGATGTCTTTAGATATTATACTTCTAAAGGCTATAAGATTTATTCTGAAATTGGTGCATTTTTAATTGATTATTTATTATCTGGTACAATTGATGTTCTTCTTCTTAGAGAAGACCAATTTGTAATTGGGGATTGGAAAACTAATCGTGGTGGTCTTAAGTTTGAGTCTGGATATTATAAAAAAGATAAAACTTCAGTTCCTGCTCAAGAAACAAATATATGGGTTCCTACAAATGAAACTTTATTGGCCCCTGTTAGTAATCTCCCCAAATGTAATGGTATGATTTATAATTTACAGCTTTCTTTATATGCTGTATTTGTAGAATATATACTTGGTATTCCTTGTGCTGGACTTTGGCTTGGACATATTGATTCTGATTTTGTTCTTAATGAATATGGACGACCTAAAAGATTTCCAGATGGACTTTATCATGTTAAAAAAGACCCACATCCTCAATGTACTCTACATAAAATGCAGTTTCTTCGTAATGAAATATATGCGATTCTTGCAGATAGAAAAAAAGAAGTTGAGGCGTCTGTTGTTACATCTAAAGGATTATTCGATGAAGAAAGTTAGTTTAATGTTAATTTTATTACTTGGCATTATTTCTTGTAAACCAAAAGTTACAAATAGTCAAGTTAATTATGATACTATTCTTCGACACAGATGTGATAGTATCAATACAGAACTTAATATTGCTAAAGATAGTATTATTCGTCTTAATGAGTTGCTAAAAACTAAAGATGAATCTTATGAAAATTATCTTGAATCTTTAAGACAATGTGATAGTTCCAATGCTACTCTTCGTTCTGAATTATTTGTTGCCAATTATAAACTTGGTAGAATTAAAGAATATTGTGAACTTGTAAAAAAAGATAACACTCAAATTAAATTTCTTAGAGGTTGGATTAATAGAGTTTTGGAGGATTAAAATATGACTTGGGACGAAATACAACCAGGACTTGCAGCTGGAAAAGTAGCCACTTTTGATGGCTTGAATCTTGTTTATAAACAGATTCCTGATGAAATAAAAGGCTCTAAAATTGATTATATTAGGAACATTCCTAAAGAAATGAAAGAAGCTATTCATAGAAATTGTAATACAATTCGTTTTACTGAACAATATATTATTTGGGATAAAAAAGCAGGTTTAGCAACAAATTATTTTCCTAATGAATTTGCTCGTAATACTCGTGATTGGAGATTTGTAATTAGTTAATATTATGGCTAATTTTAATAAAGCTATTATCAAAATCCTTAAAAAAGAAGGTGGATATGTTAATGACCCTGCAGATAAAGGTGGAGAAACTTATAAAGGGATTGCTCGTAAATTTCATAAAGATGCTTATATGTGGACTTTAATTGATAGGTATAAAGATGAATGTGGTGGTGTTAATTCTACATTTAAGAAAAAATTAAATGCTGATAAACTTATAGACAATGATGTTAAAAGGATTTATAAATCTAATTATTGGGATAAATTTAAATTAGATACTGTTTCTAATCAAAAGGTTGCTGAACAAATATTTGATGATGCTGTTAATAGGGGAGTTGGGGCTGCATCTAAACTTTGTTGTGCCTTATTCGGACTTCCTGTTAGTAGTATTCCTTCTACAAAACTTATTCAAATGCTAAGAACATTATGAATAATAAAGAGGTTAAATTAATTTTTTGTGTTATTTGTATTATTGTTGGTTGTATTATTTTTGGTTGCACAAGTTATAAACTTAATAAATACAAAGAACAAATAATAGAATTAACAGAAGAAATTGAACAATATAAACAAGCGGCAAACCCCTCTAAAGAAAGGATTGATTCTCTTGTTTATAATATTAGTTATAGAGATTCTGTAATTATTAATATTAAAAATAAATATGTTGAAGATACAGAATATATTAAAAATATGCCTGATAGTTCTGTTGTTGATATGTTCAAAGAACTTGTTTGGGCAGAATAGTGATACATCTCCTTTAAAGGGGTATGCAGATAGTTTAGTTGCTATTGATATTGCTACTTTGAGAGAAGCAAATATTAAACTTAAAGAACGATTATTATTTAAAGAAATTATTGGTCAGCAAGATACAATTATAATAAATCAATATAATATAATTGAATCCTATAAACAAGAGAATCTTAGTCTTGTTGCTTCTAATATTGATATTAAAAAACAAAATGCTGAGGTTGAACGATTAAATACTGAATTAAATAGAAATCTTAAAGTTACTAAAATAGTTGCTTATAGTTTGGGAGGTGTTTCTATTGCAACTATAGGTTATATATTAATTAGTAGTATTGTTCATGGAAAGTAGTGGCTATCCTTTTTTAGATTATATTAATGAAGATAAATCAAAATATAAACACGCAAAAGATTGTGGTTATGTTGACCCTGATGATTTATTTTTGATTGGTGAAAGTGGTGGATTCCTTATGAATATACAACCTGGTGTTAGGTTTATTAATACTGATTTATTTAGAGAACAAGCAATTAAATATAAAAAAGATAAGGAATATACTCATTTTAAAGTAGATTCTGTACTTCATAGACAATTTCGTAAAAGAGAACAATATCGTAGAAAAAATGGTTATACTGCACCTTGTTTATTATATCCAGATGGTAGTATTCATAATGTAAGAATAACAGGAGAACATTATAATTTTCTTAATTATAATAGAATTGAACTTCTTGATACTGATTCTATTGTTAAAGGTAATAAAAATACTGCAAAGAAAAAATATGATTTTCCTCGTTTTATTGATGCCCAATATTGGTTCTTTCATATTAGAGAGTTTGCAAGGGCTAATGGTTTCCATCTTATAATTGATAAAACTCGTCGTGGTGGATTTTCTTATAATATGGCAAGTGCTTCTGCAAACACTGTTAATAATCAAAGTAGAAAGGTTGTTATTCATGTTGCTGATGATAAAAAGTATCTTACTACTACTGGAGGTTTAACAGACTTTGCTGTTAATAATCTTAAGTTTTATGAAGAAGGTACTCCTTTTAAAAGAGGTATATTTAGTAGTGTGAAACATGATTTTCGTCTTGGTTATAAACTTCCTTCTGGTGTAGAAGCAGATAAATCTTGGCGTTCGGCATTAATTGCAGTTAGTGCTCATAATAATCCTGATTGTGCTATTGGTAAAGATGCTGTTGAAGTTGATGTTGAAGAAGTTTCTACTATGGATGATTTTGATAAATTTATGAATGTTACAGAACCTGCTATGAGAACTGGTGCTTATACTACTGGTTTTCTTTGTGCTTGGGGTACTGCAACTGCTGGTAATATGCAGACTTTTGAGGTTAACTTCTATAATCCTCGTGCATTTAATTTTATGCCTTTTGAAAATGTTTGGGATAGAGATGCACGGAATGAAGTATGTGGATATTTTAAATCTTATGCTTGGGGACTTGAAGGTGAAATTAATGGTGAGTATAGTCTTGATGCAGATGGTAATAGTAATATTCGTATAGGTTTGGCTGTTGCTCAAAAAGAGCGAATGGAAAAGAAAGAAAGTTCTAAAACTTATGCAGATTATATTAACTATCTTGGACAATATGCTTTATTTCCTGCTGAATCTTTTTCAAGCGCTACTGAAAATATATTTAGTTCAGAAGAATTAAGTGCTTGGGAAGAAAAACTTAGAGTTGATAGTGATTTACATTTTGGTATAGATGGAGCATTTGAAGATTTACCTAATGGTGAAGTTAGATTTAAATCCAATAAAATGCTTCAAACTGAAGGTAAGAAAACTTATGATTGGATTTTTGGTGTTCCTCGTAGAAGTAATGAAGACCCTCATGGTTGTGTTCGTATTTGGTTTTATCCTGAATAT